TGTGCCTCGCGCATACGATAGTGGGGGGCCGAAATCTGAGCTGGAGGAAGCTATCAAGAGAGTGGAGCGATGATTTGCGGGGACTGCAAAGAAGATAAGCCGGAGTCTGAGTTTTACACTGAGCCCGGTGCGCCGAATGGGAGGTGCTGGTATTGCAAGCCATGTAAACGAGCCAGGACAAATGCCTACCGAGCAGCCAACCGGGAGCAATATAATGAGAGCAACCGTCGATCATACCGCATGCGTAAAATGAAAGAGCTGATCAGAACGCATGGACTGGCCCACGCTCAGAAAGTCATGAAATACGATCTATCGTGATGGAACCCATGAGTATATTTCTGCTCGGCTGTTGCTTCGGTTTTGCTGCTGGGTTCATGGCGGCGGTCATGATGCTTGACAGCAACATACGGTAAACTCTGAGTTGTATATTACAGCTCATATGCTCATGAGTGAACCATGGTTACTCTCACAGTAAAAGTATGTCAGAGCGAGGATGGCGAAGTTGATATCACCAGGCAGGTAGTCTCCAACGATGGCACTGAGTCCGAATCGTTCCTGGCCACGCACATTGTGACAGTGGTCGACGCGCTGCTCGATGCCTCCGATAGTTTGCTCGCCGATTTCGAACCTACGGAGGAATACGATGGCGAGTCTGCTGAGACATTTTTTCGGCGTAACTGAAGAGCCAGTTACCCCAGATCCCAGAATGAAATTAATTGTCCGAGCTCAAATCGGTGATAACTCGAGTTATGATTTCCACTCGAGAGTCATTATCGACGGTCTTCTCAAACGTAAATGGGAATTATGCTTGATACCGTATAATGATGACGCGTGGACACGCATTATCCCGAAGCGATATGACCGAATACTTGCCAGGCAACCACAATTTGATGCTCCTACTCTGATCATCCACCCGCCCAAGCAGCATCCAGACGATCCCCAGCGAACAATTTACAGCACCATGTGGGAAACTACCCGGATCCCGCAAAATTGGATCGGAAATCTTAATCGCTGCAAAGCTCTAATCATCCCATCAACTGCGGGGATGCTTGCACTCTCGGGACAGGGAGTTACAGCCCCGATGCACAAAGTCGAGTTAGGGATAGATACCGATGCGTTCCAGCCCAGAGAGTTTCCTGTTCGTAAACATCTTGTATTCGGTACAAGTGGAATTACTAAGCACGGTTGGCCTCGTAAAGGTTTTGACGAATGCGTCGAAGCATTCACCAGAGCATTCCCCACGGGGAGAGAGAAAGTTGAGTTGCGCTGTAAAGCATACCCGAAAGATCCACTCCCGGGGTTCTCTGACGGTCGAATAGTGATCAACCAGGGTGAGTTCCCTCTAGACAAGTTGGCTGATTGGTATGAATCGCTCGATGTTTATCTATGCATGAGCCGGGGCGAGGGATGGGGACTCATGCCGCACGAAGCTGCTGCTATGGGGCGCCCAAGCATACTGCCTGTTTTTCTTGGTATCAGCGAATACATGCAGGCGGATATGTGCTACCCGGTCGACTATGACCTGGTCCCGGCAACTCATTATTACGAGGGTAACGGTGCCTGGGCGGAACCCGATGTGGATCATGCCGCGCAAATCATGCGACACATTTACAACAACCAGCACGAGCTTGAAGCAAAGAGTAAAGCGAGCATCAAAAGAGCTCATGAATACACATACGCCCGATCAGTGGAGGGGTATGTGGAAGTGATAAAAAAGTATTTTGCAAAAAGTCATGGATATTAAAGATCTCTGCGGAAAGATCAGCTCAGTAGCTGAACAGGACACATGGACCCCCGAGGAGGAATACAGCGTATTTAACCAATGGGATAAAGAGTTTTACTGCTCGCAACGAGAAGAGTTCATTTACAAGTATCGCGTCTTCAAAGCAATTTCATCAGTGCTGCAACCCGGCAGTATCACTGAGCTCGGGACACATGGAGGATCTGGCGCGGACGCATACTTGTCAGGAGTAGATTACAATGCGAGTTATACTGGCTATGACAATTTCGGTATGGCTCATGACGCTGATGGTAATCCATGGAGGCCCTATGACCGTTGCAAGCTACTATTCCAGGCACGTAAATTTGAGCGATACGACTTAGTTCAGTGCGACTTGAGACAAATAGAAAAAGTTGCTCACGCTGATTTAGCTGTAGTTGATGCGATGCATGACTACCGAAACTGCTATCAAGACCTGTTGCTATGCCTGGATTCTCAACCAAAATACATCCACATTGATGACCACCCTGGGGAATTGCAGTTTGCAGTGGAGGACTTCGCCAGGAACTTTAAAGAAAATATTGTGGGCTACGGTCACATACCTCACGTATGCGGATCGTGCGTAATCCAAATGAAATATGATGACACCTGAACTCAGACCGGGGACATGGGATGAGCCTATATGGAATCTCGTCAACGGCATGAACGAGTATAGAGTGAATCGTTTTGCCGGGAAAATTGTTGTAGATATAGGTGCTCACATTGGTGCGTTCTCTCGCCTGGCTGCTGACAATGGCGCAACCATCGTGCATGCTTTTGAGCCAAACAAGAACAACTACAAACTGCTATTAAAAAACACACAGTATACACAAATAAAAACATACAACTTAGCTGTACATTGCAACTCCGGATTACTGGTTAACTCAATTGAAGACGCATCAGGAAACACTGGATCATGTGGAGTTGTTTTAAGCCCCGATGGCACGGGCATTCCAACGATATCCATGGATGACATTATTGACCTGGCAGGTTACGTGCACATTTTGAAGATGGATTGCGAGGGAGGCGAATACCCGGGTTTGCTGAAATGCACCAAGCTGAACCGAGTTGATGCTATCGTGGGAGAGTATCATCCGCATGCTTATGGAACAATCGAGGACTTAAAAAAGCATTTGCACGAAAATCAATTTAACGTGGGCACTCAGCCGACCGCTGACGGTTTAGGTTATTTTTTTGCAGTAAGAATTTAGAGAATGCCAGCACACGATAAACCTAAGAAAATTACTCAACGCCAGAAAGACGCGTTTGACCAGACGCTTGTCCACCTCGACCGATTTGCCGAGGACATATTCGGGCTTAAACTTTACAAGTGGCAGCGCGATGTTCTAGGTGATCTCGATAAGCCTGGCTCCCGAGTTGCACTGAAAGCGGCAAACGGTAGCGGTAAGACTGCTATGTGCGCGGCACCAGCGGCCCTGTGGCATGCGCTCATGTTTCCAAATAGCGTGTGCGTGACAACGTCCGGCGTCTATCGCCAGGTCAAAGAACAGATGTGGCCAACGATCAGATCACTGTCACGCAAAGTTGAGGGATTTGGTATCGAGATTAATCAAACAGACCTACGGATTCCCCAGCTCAACTCCAGGGTAATTGGTTTTAGTACGGATGATCCTGGCCGCTTCGAGGGATTTCACGCTGACAATTTAATGGTCATCATTGATGAGTCTAAATCCGTAAAAGACTCCATCTTTGAAGCTGTTGAAAGATGCCAACCAAACCGCATGCTGGTCATGTCTTCGCCGGGAGGAAACTCTGGTGAATTTTACAGGATCTTCACTAGGCACTCTGACATTTACAAGACGCACACGGTAACGTCATTCGATTGTCCACACATTGAAAAGAGCTGGATAGATCAGCAGATCAAGCGCTGGGGTGAGGATCATCCGTTGGTGAGAAGTATGATCTTTGGAGAGTTCATGGCGACGAGCGATGAGAGTCTCTTGGTCACTTACGATGCCTATCAAAAATGCTTAACGAATCCTCCCCGGCATGAAAAGACAGCACCGATTGCTGGTGTAGATTTTGCCGCTGGATCCGATGAGAACGTATTAGCAGTGAGGGAGGGCAATAAGCTAACGCGCATTGTTTCTTGGGTGGATAAAGATACCATGGCCGCTGTTGGTAAATTCATCGTTGAGTTTCGCCGGGCCGGATTAAAGCCAGAGGATATATACTGTGATGAGGGCGGGTTGGGTCGCCCAATGGCAGACGCGCTCAGGGAAGCGGGATGGGATATCAATCGGGTAAACTTTGGAGGCCGGGCCCGAGACAGTGATGCGTTTGTGAACCGATCTGCTGAAATGTGGTATGAAACTGCCAGGCTCATTGAGAAACAAGAGCTCATACTTATCGATGACGAGGTGCTCATGGCTCAGTTGACCAGTCGACGTTGCCGGGCCAATAAAGCCGGGAAGATGGAACTAGAGACCAAAGGCGAAATGAAAAGCCGAGGTCTATCCAGCCCAGATAGAGCGGATGCAGTCTGCATGGCAGTAGCCATGGGCTCGGATCATGATTACATGGACACATACGTCAGGCCGAGCATTGAAGAGATGTTTGAGGGTGTCGAGATCCCTGATGGGTATGAGTCCACAACTCATGGCATACACTGCGGGTAAAATACGGTAAATTGATTGTTGGCGACTTTTGCGCCGAGCATATGGTGGTCCGAAATGGATTATTCTGAGCTCTACAGTTTGACGGTCGAAGATCTGGCGGATCGTTCCGTTTGGGAAACCCGTCAGCAGATGTATTATGATCTCAGGCATCACGGTTTGAGACGCAAGTCCAAACCATGGCCGGGTGCAAGCGATGCCCACTTCCCGCTTTCAGACACAATCATCAGCAACCTCAAACCGTATTACGTGCAACAGTTGTTTGCCCTGGATACGGTCGCCTCATTTGTCTCTCTCAAAGATCAGAATACAGCTCTTACGACTGCTGCTGCTCAGTGGTTTGACTATAAACTCAAACAGAAATCCAATCTCCAGGATGAGATTATATCGGCCATTGACGCTATGCTTGTCAGTGGTCGAGGAATTTTAAAAACCACTTACGACTTCGATCACAAAAAGATCAAGTTCGAGAGTGTCGATCCAATGCATCTGATTGTTCCCAACCAGTGCAGATCACTTGAGACCGCTGATCGTTTTACCCACATTCAGCATTACACGCCCGAAAGCTATCGGCGCCAGGTTGGTTTCAACCAAGATGAAGACTTTGTAAAGACAATCACCGGAGGATACTCTTCCCAGGCAGGTGATGACACACGTCGACAGTCACAAACTGTCCGTGAGGGAATCACTGATGCCCATGAGAGGCAGATCATTGTCTGGGAGACATATTGTCAAAATGACGATAGCGAGTGGGAGATTTATACATACTCACCGCAAAACCCAGATGAGCCCGTACGTCCACCAATGCGGATACCCTATGACCATGGGTTGCCTCCATTTATCTCTTTCCAATACGAGGTCAAAGATCCCGGTTGGTATTCACCTCGAGGAGTGGTCGAGTTGGTTGCTGTATTTGAGACCGCACTCTCCAAGCTGCTGAATGAGAAGAATGACGCCATGACGCTCTATAACCGGCCTCTGTTCCGTTCCTCTCGTTCATTACCCAATACAAGCAACCTCCGATTTACTCCAGGTCANATACTGCCCGAAGACATTGCACCGATACCGATGCCGTCTCCGCCGATCAGCTTTGACACACACATGGTGCTCTACCGGGACTTAGCTCAACAGCGAGTTAGCACTCCGGATTTCGGTATCTCTCAGTCCCTGGATAAACAGGAACGGCGCACGGCAACTGAAATATCCGCGATCGGTAATCTGTTCAGCCAATCCGCTGATCTTCGCATGCGAACATTCCGTATGCAGTTAAGCAAGCTCTATGAGCAATGCTGGTCACTACTTAATCAGTTCGATGGATCCAGTCTGAACTATTTCTACCTCGAAACACTCGAGCAGGTCCCCCAGGAAGCAATTCACCAAGAGTATGAAATCATCCCATCCGGATCGGCTGATGGTGTAAATAAGACTTTCCACTACCAGAAAGCGCTCGGTCGATTTCAGATGTTTTCACAGGATCCGTTCGTCAATCAGCTCGAGCTTCGCAAGTCTGTCCTCGAGGCCGACGATAGCGGCCTGGTTAAACGATTACTGGTCGATCCCAACTTTAAAGCAGCCGATGCCGCCGAGGAACAGGCAGTTGAGCTCGGTATCATGCGAATCGGATTTCCAGCTCAGGTCAAAGCCACTGACGATCATGCGGTGCACGTTCGCACGATGCTCGATTACATGGCACTCAAATCATCCCAGAACGCTGAGACTGATCCAGTCGAGATACAGCGAATCCAGGAGCATCTTGGTCAGCACATGGCCATGTTCCAGGAACAGGATGGCAAAGCAGCCCAGGCTTTAGCTCAAGAGGTAGCAGAACTTTCCAATGCACTTAATCAACCTACTCAAGACAATATGGCGCCTCAACCGAATGGTCCCCAAGACATCCAGCCCGGTATGGACACGGGAGGAGGCGAAACTCCTGGAACAATTTCTCAACAGCCAATTGGGACAGAAAATTAAAACGGTAATTTTTCAATGGATAGTTAAGCAGAGTTTAACGTCTATTGATCGTGGGTCTACTGACGCCCAATACAATGTTGGTTATGCAGCGGGTTTTCGGGACGGCATAGGTTGTCTCGATACGTTGGTCTCGCACGGACTACTCGCGGATGATGAAGAAAAATAATGGACGAAGCAATGGATCGCGAGTCTCTCTTGAGAATGCTCGCAGGCGAAGAAGTGGAAGAGTCGCCGACTTCCGATCCGGAGAACGAGTCTCCTACAGCGAAAGAACCAGACGCTGCCAATGATGAGGTTCAAGTCGATGATCAGACCGATAAAACGGAACCGATCGAGACAGAAGATGCCGCCGATGAGGCTGATTCCAAAACCGAAAGTCGCTATGAAAAGTTACGGAAAGCGGAAGCAAGACAAGCAAAAACCTGGAAGAAAATCGAACAGGAAAAAGAGCAGCTCAAAGCGCTCAGGGAGCAAGTCGAAGCAGACCGGAATGTATTAGATCAAGAGCGAGTAAAAGTCGCGGAGGAGTTATCTCAATCAGGCACTGAGCATTCGCCGGATGTGTACGATCAGGTAGCTCAGAGATTCGAGGACGAGGGGGAGCCGGAACTCGCTGAACAGGCGAGGAAGATGGCGGAAGACTCTCGCAATCGAAAACAGAATGCATCTAAAACTGTCGAGATCGAGAAGTTTAAACGGGAATGGTCTCAGTCCGTTGCAAAGCTCTCGGAAGAAAACCCAGATCTGAAGCAGCCGGACAGTGAGTTGTATAAAGCGGTGAAACATTTGATTGATCACAAACCCGCTCTAACAACTTACAGCACGGGATTCGCCGATGCGGTAGAAGTCGCCAAATATTATGTCGACTCTCGCAAACTCGAAACTATTAAAACCGAAAACAAAAAGCTCAAAGAAGAGCTCGATAACTTTAAACGAAAAACAAACCTCGGAGGAGGGGACGTTACCAGGAGAACAGGTCCGCCGGGCTTCGACGATATGTCGCGCTCAGATCAGCGGAATGCAATTCTGAAAATGATCCGCGAAACCGATACATAGGAGATTTAACATATGGCAGCAGATACTAATTTAACAACGATAGCGGGAACAGGGACCAATGACGTAGCAGCACACGCGTTGCAAAAATACTTCAGCAAGTCCCTGCTCGACACTATCGAAGAAACACTGGTCCTGGATCAGTTCGCAAGCAAGCAGTCACTACCAGAGAAGAGCGGAAGCAAGTCCATGCGGTTTTTCCGTTACGCCGCTGGTGATGCCGCAAACGTGTCAGCAATTACGGAGGGAACTAACCCGACAGCAAATGCTTTGGCAATCGATTCGATCGATGTTGAGCTGAACCAGTTCGGTCAGGTAATCGCAATTTCAGATCTGGCCTCAGCCACTGAATTGTTCAACAACCTGGAGCAAGCCACACTTCGAGTGGGTAGAGATTCAGCATTGAAAATGGACTCAATCATCCGCGATGAACTGTTCATCAATGATGTATCTAACCCGGTCCCAGGTGACAATAACATCTTTTCAGGATCCACAACCACTTGGGGTTCCTCGATAAATGCCGTCGATGCGACTGACTTTTTGGACGCCGCCACGGCGCTGAAAATCCAGAGCGCAACTCCAATTAACGGGTTTTATATCGCTGTTGTTGGACCGCAGGTCGCTCGCGATTTAATGAACGATGGAGACTGGATTGCCGCTCACCATTACGCAAATCCAGACAGCATCGTCAGGGGCGAGATTGGTCGATTGCACGGTGTTCGTTTCGTTGAAACCACTCAGCCATTCCGCGCCGCTGTTGGGGATCAATACACACACGTATCTAATGGAGCATACTACGGTTCTGCTGTGGTAGGTGCCGAAGCATACGCATGTGCGAGCTTGAACTCTCAGAGTCCATTCGCGCCATCCGTGACGATCACTAACGGTGCAGACAAGTCAGATCCTCTGAACTTGCAGACCAAAGTTGGTATGAAGTTTTACACCGCCGCGAAAAACATTCAGCCGCTACATATAGCTCGCGTCTATTCAACCACTAACTACGGACAATAATTAGTATGCCATTCACAATCGATATACCCGCTGAAGCTGTCCAGCTAATGGATGGCGAGGAAGCGGTGATGCCGAGCCAGGGAGATTCTGTCTCGGTGACGATTGAGGGCACCGTCGAATCCATGGGGGATGGCACTGTCAGTGTTTATGCTAATAGTGCGAATGGAGTGGATCTCGGTGGTGAGTCTGAAACCCAGAGCGGCGGCGATCTAGATCGCGATGGCATGCTTGCAATGTTAGAGGGAGCACAATTATGAGCGAAGTAAAAGTACGCCTGGCGCAAAAGCCAGTCAACGAACCAATCACATTTGTTGTCGATGATGAGGCTGGAATCGGATTCCAGGGAGATGCGTCATCCAGTGCAGGATCTGTCATTAAGACAACGTCCAGCCTGGGAAGTATCACCTACGGTTTGAAAGTCAAACTGGTCGACAGTTCGGGCGCCGCGATTGGCGCCGGGACATACTACATTCCGCTGCAAGCGGAGTCTTGATGGGGTTACGTGTCACGGGGGAGGGGAGACTCTCCCCCGCTTAAAAATGCCAACATATACATTTGAAAATCAAAGCGGATGCACCATGGAGGTCAACGTACCTATGGGCACCGAAACAATAGTCCAGAACGGAGATAGCTGGACGAGAACAAAAACCCCCGAGGGATTCATGGTCAATGTTGGCGCACAAATGCCAGATCAGAGAGCAGCCATGAAACGCGGGTATAGCCAGGCCGAAGATCTCGGATGGAAATCAAAATTTAGCAAAACACAAGTTAAGAAAATCTGGAACCTATGAAAGATTTGCCGTCATCCAATGTCGACGTAATCCGCGACACATCCTCGCACACTGGTAAGTGGAACTTTATCGCAGTCACATCCGATGCGGTTATCTCTTCAATGACCACAAGTGCGACCGGGAACACATCGAATTTATCGCTTCCAGCCGGGTTTGTACATCCGCTGGAAATAACAGCAATACAGTTGACCAGTGGTGAAGTCTGGTTGTCCAACGCATGATCCCAGTTTTTTACAGGACGTATCTCGGCAAAGTAATGCCAGGTCAGCAGTCTGCTCCAACGCCTATACCTGGCGATGCAGTGGTGACCGATACGGGATCAACATTATTTACCGGCACCTCAACGATTGTCAGTGAGGCTATTTATTTACAAACATCCAGTGCAATCAACTTAACAGACGGCACAAACCAAATCGTACATATACAACATGGCTAACATAAGAGTAAAAGATCTGCCCAATGCAGACACGCTCGCTGATGTTGATGAAATGATCATCGACAGTTCCAGTTCTGGGACCAGGCGCATAGCATATAGCGAACTTAAAACGGAGGTCGCCGCAGATTATGTAGCGGCACCAAGCACATATAAACTGGCTACGCTCGGTAGCGATAACCGACTGACAACAGACCAGATACCCGATAGCATTAGCCAGGGACTTAACTTCGTTGGTAACGCAAATTCAGCCGGGGATTTAACGAGCACAACCCAGGGCGACTTTTACGTCATCCAGACCGCGTTCGATTCATATGCTGTAGGTGACCAAGCTGTCTATAATGGAAGCAGCTACGTTCGGGTTACAGATGGCACAAAGCAAATCGAAGAGGGTGGAACCGGGGCTACGACTCTTTCGGGTGCACAGACCGAGCTGAAAATTCCGAGTATCGGACTTCAAGCTAACCAGATTCCGCTCAACGGAATGCTGAATTCTGGTGCGTATCTGGATTTTGACGCTTTTTATGAAACTGGAACTTTCACCCCGACGATTTACTACCAGAACCCAACTGGTCTATCGACGAGTTACACCACTCAATCTGGTAATTATGTCAGATTGGGAGACTTAATTTGTATACAAATAAAACTGACTTGGACCGTCACCGGAACACCGATAAATGATAATATCGGTGTTAGAGGCATACCGTTTCAACCAGCGCGAGTGGACTCAATGATGTGTCACGACTCAGCGGGGCAGTCCTCGTTTGTCATAACCAACGCGGGAAATGACATTTTAGTTTGCCAAAGCAGTTCGCTCGCATCCAACCTCGCAGACAATGTTGGCGCGGGGACTCACACAATTTACATCTCTGGCACCTACCAAATCGCATAAA